CGCGCTTGTGCACTGATCGGACAAGTCAACCGAGTTGATCGTGATGCTTGGGTTAGAAAGGTAAGTGCTGCTGATAGCCATGTCTATTGCTCCTTGGGTTCTGATTTGACTTTAGATGATTTCTTTACGGTGTCGGTGGATATCAGGCCGCCGTCGAGCAGTGCGTCAATGTTGACACCGTCCTCGGGGATGAACTGATCGCCCGGGGTTCCGAGGCGTGGGCTGATGATGAAGTATTGGTACATAGTTTCTCCTTATGCGCTTTGGGCTTGTATTCCGCAGTCAAGGTCGTAACACGGGAAGAGCTGCCCACCAATTTCTAGGTTGCTGGGTCGGCCTGCCATGACGATGATCGGACTAAGTAGGACTTTGCTGACGATGTCGAGGATGGTGCGAAGCACTGGTAGGCCTGCTGGGCCTGAGCCGATGACCTTGATTGGGAAGTCCATTCGGATGATGTTGCCATTGCCAGCAACAGTCGTGAAGGATGGCGCGTCGATGTACACACAGTTAGGCACAAGTTTTGTGGGGTCGTTTACTACTCGAAGGCCAGTGACGGCTGTGAGTGTGGTCGTGAGGTCGTCTATAGCCCCGTTGAGAGCGTCTGTGTAAGCCATTACGCGCAGGCAGGCCTGTCGATGCCCAGCAACTGTTTAACGATCGGTGTAAGGCTCTGCTGAGGCGCTGTGCCCATTCCGTCAAAGGATGCAAAGGTATTCTCGAGCGAGCCACGGCTGCGCCAGAGGGCCGCGCAGTACATGAGTGTGCCAAGTGTGGCATCCCCACCCGGACTAGTTGTGAGACTGTCGATGTAGCCAGCTTCTTGACGGCGACGATATGCGAAGTCGTTGCCAGCCGATACGGCCTGAGTGATTAGCGTGTAATCGTCTGAAGGGTTTGTGATCTGTACGCCAAGGTAGGTGACGAGCTGCGCGGCAGTGACCCATGTGCATGTCTGGGTGTAAGTAACTGTGCCAGTGGCGGCAACGCGCTCAACATTGTCAGCGACTTTTGTGTACAGCACCTGATTAGCGATGGGCACATTTATGTCATAAAGCAGATCGCCCTCAGTGTCTATACCGATGTACAGATACTGGGGCAATGCGCGAACAGTGAATGTGCCGTTGAATGTTGCATCGACTGATGCGACTGTGATGGATTGACCGACTGCAATTTCCGATGGGGTCAGAAGTTGCAGTACGGCGTAATCATCCAGTAGGTACTTTTGTGTAACGCTGTAAACAGCCATGAGCGGATGCTCCGCTCTCGACTAGGCCTGTGTGATCTTGCGGATCATTCCACCGATTGCAGCGAAGGTCGAGACATATCCGTGGAAGGACATTGTGCGACCCAAGGTTGCTGGCACTTCAACGCTCATCAAGCCACGAATGGACTCGTAGAACTCAAACGCATCGCCTTGGCCTTGACCAACACGAGTGATGATCATGGTCTTAGCAGCGAAGTTGCTGTCAACTACAAGCTGCAAGCCCATTGGCGTACCGTTCCAAGATCCTGCGCTTGATGCGCCCAGTGCGTTCTGGCCAGTGAGGCCTGCACCGATAAATGGGAACAGCGGACGCTTGCTCGAGTCAACGAGCTGACCAAGTTGTGCCCAAACATCAACCGACACAAACATGTGAGTTGGCATCCAGTTACGGTTGCTTGAAACATCATTTGCTGCGTCGTAAACAGACTTGAGCAAATCTTCAGGGGTTCCGTCCCATACACCGCTCGAGTTTGCTGCTGCAAGCAAGTTGTCTGCTGCGAGATTATCGCTCGCGATCATGTATTCCCCCATTAAGTCATTGAGGATTAGTTGCATCGCGGGGCCAGAAGTGAAGTCGATGTCCTGAATTGAGAGGGTCACTTGCCCGGCGAGGGTAGTCTTGCTGACCGAGTTTGAGGCAATGACCATTGTGGTAGCCGATGCTGCGCTGAGTTCGCTTGACTGTGTAGCAACGCTTGTGTGCGTGGTAATTGTTGGACGAATAAAAGTTTTTGAGCGTCCACCATCTGGATAAGCGCGAGCGCCTAATGCATCCACCGTAGGGCGCAAAAAGTTTAGATCCTGCACCAATGGAAGCAACACGGGCACTGGCAAGAGGCCCGGGGTGTCAGTGGTAAGCACATCGCCAGCTGCTGCTTCCAGTGCTGTGCGTTGTGATGCTGAGAACTCTGCTACTGCTTTGTTCATGTTGTGGAAAGTGTCGCCACCAATGTGATAGGCAGCCATGAAGTCGCCTGCTGATGGCAACTTAAACTCGCGCTTAGGTTGTGCTGGAATTGCAGCGGTTGGGATGGTTGCCTCTACTGCTGGGACTGTTACTTCTGACATGGGTTCTGTCTCCTCTGTGGGTTCTTGTATTTCATTATTGTCGGTCTCTTCGGGTTCGTGGTGGATACTGGCAGCAATATCTGTGATGACTGCGCCAGCGAAGGCTGGGACTGGAACCATTGACAATTCGATCCAGTCGGCAGCCAGGACGGTGATTGAGCCGTCTTTGTTGGCTCGGGTTTTTGTAGGGTTTACGCCGACAGATACTGAGTCAAGTACGCCGTCAAGGGCGAGCTGCAAGGCTTCGTCGCCTGCTGCGGTCTTGCTAATCTTGGCACTAAACAGCATGCCTTCAGCGGTGTCGACGCGCTCGGTGACAATGCCGATGGCCTGATTGCTGTCGTGGTTCATGTAGAGCCGTGGGGCTTTGCCCTCAACTGGCAGACTACCTTGCTCAAAGGTAACGGCTGTACCGTCCGAGACAGTTGCTGCGACACCGTAGGGAACGGCGATGCCTGTGATGGTTCGTGATGGTGTGCCGTCGCCTGCTGCTGCGTCGATGCTGACGGATGGTGCTGTAAATCTGATCATTAGCTTGCGATCTCCTCTTGCGTGTTTTCTGATGTTGGTGTTTCCATTTTGTCTGCTAAATAATTCTCTTCCAGATAGGACTCGTAATCGAAGGAAACAAAAGTACCGTTCGGTAGCACATTATTCATGGACAATGTTTCTGCTATTGCATCAGCGTAAAGTTTCACACCGAAGAACAGCAAGTCCATGCGCGCCTGTTGTGATGATTGGTACGAGTATGACCCGGTCGATACGCCGATTAGATATGGCGGCACATTGCCGATCCGTCCACCAGTTTCTAGTGCGCTGTAATTGGCTGACTCAATAAGCAGCATCTTGTCCGGCGACATCGTTGTTGGTTCGTAAGATAGAAACTCGTTAAGCGCAGCGGTCTGATTGGTTGCGCGCGCTTGATTAAATGCAGCTGCAAGATCGGCTAGTTCTTGTGCGCTTAGCGGTTCGCCACCAGTCTGTTTCAGGACTCCCGCGGGAATGCTTGAGCTGGCGTTTCTGGCCCTTGCGTCTTGAATCTTGATTGCGGTTTCGATGGCGGCCTGCGATGAATAGACCATGCCTTGTGTTGGCGACAAGAACTGGATCAAGTTCTTAGGGTCAATCTCTCCGCCTTGAAAATAAACTTGCGATGATGGTGCGAACCATACAGGGCCAGCCATGTCTGTTGTGGTAACTGAGCCTGCTGGTAGTCGAGTAAAGGTTGCTGGGAATCCGTCAGCGGTGCGGCTGGTGATGTACCAGAACGCGCGCCCATAAAAGTACAAGTCGTCAAAAGTCCACGACATAAGAAAGTTATATGGGACGGTAGGGTCTGGCCTGCGTAACCAAGTTCTAGGGGCGATATAAACGCGTTCCATTTCTTCGCCGTTCCACATTTCGTTGTACATCTGCAATGGCATGCAGCCGATCACTGATGCAAGTAGATCGCGTGCGCGTGAGATCGCTGGGATTGAGATTGCTGCTGCGCGTAGTTCGCCTTCGCGGTAGGTGTAGTACTGACCGATCATGTTTTTGCCGACATTGCTGCTGTTATAGCCTGGACTCATTGCACCAGCAGCTGCCGCTTTAGCAGGCGCTGGACTGATGGCGGCCTTGCTTACTTTGCGGTCAAATAATCCCATGCCACAACATTACAGATGCAAGCGCTGTGATGGTGGCACTCGATCGGCCTAATCAGTTCCCGACGAAAGGCTAGGTACTTCGACCGAGTGCCGAGGGTATGTTACTGACTAACAGTGACCAGCATCGGCTTACCTGACACTGATGGTCTTGAGCAAAGTGCAGCTGCCCAGATCATGCAGCGACACAACTCGATCGGCCCGGGTGATCTCTGAGATGACACCGCGACAGACCCCTGCGATCTGACCGCGACCGCGCGCTGGACATGCTCAGCCAGTTGGGTTGAGCCGTCATGTAGCAGCATTTTCTCCGCTATCAAGTTCCTTACAGTGGGGGTGTATTTCAGTATTTCGCCATACCCGACAATGACCTTTTTGGTTTCTAGGTGTCGAGGCCACTGGATGTCGATGCTGGGAGAGATAGCAAACTTGCAGCCCTCAGCAGTGAGCCGATCAACCTCAAGCAACAGAGCTGCGAAACTGTCCACGACGAAGGCCACGGTCACGACAATGCGGCGATCTGGCAGCGCCACGGCGCGCAGACCAAAATAGCGCGAGTCGTCCATGCTGGTCTCAATGGCAACGATGCCGCCTTTAGGTATGTCGCCTTCGTGCTCGAGTGCAGGCCACACACCCGGCGGTATCCAGCCCCGATCGGAAGCCACCCACAGATTTACTGATGCTCGTAAGAATTGGGCGCGGTCAGGGTTCTGAGACTCGGCCTCGATCGTTGACAGTTCTAAAGTGTGACCGAGCGCAGGGTTGCCGTAAGCCCACGCGGCAGGGTTCATCGGGTCAAGGTCTGGCGGTGGTGACCACTCGGCAAAGTACAGCGACGATCGCTCTCCACGGTCTATGGCGCGCAGGCCTTGCTCACGCCAACGCAAGAAAGCGGTCGATGCCTCAGTGCCAGCAGTTGACCAGCAACTGAGCAGCGGTGATTTTCGTGCGCGCATGGACGGGATCAGACCGCCGTCAATAGCGAGCTGCGACATGTCCCAAATTTCGTCTGCCACGATTAGATCGTTGCTTGTGCCGTGACCGACCGATGGCTTTGCCGCGCGTACTGTCCACTTGCTGCCGTCTGGCATCGTGACCGAGTTACGACCGTAAGCCTTTACAGCGGTTGCTTGAAAGCGATCGACTAACACGGGCGCGATCTCGTCGAACAGGGTGATGGCCAAGTCGAGCCTGTTAGCGGTCGTGAGCACTGTCTGTTTTTTGCCCCGTATTTTTGGCATCTCTGTAAGCCACCAGCCAACCAAACTACCTAGAGCAACGGTCTTGCCGTTCTGTCTGGCAGTAGAAACAAGGCTTGTCCGATGCAGCAGCTCACCATGTTCGTCATAAGACAATTGGCCGTCGAGAACATGCACTTGCCAAGGCATAAGGGTGATCCCTAGATGCTCTTCTGCCCATCCCTGCACATCAGTCCCGAACGATCCAGCCGCATCGGTGACAGTCGTTTCCAATCTCGGTCGATCGTGGCCAGTTGCCGCCAGTTCAGGCTGGTTGCCATCCGATAGAGACAAGAG